CTAACCCACTGATTTTAATAAGTCTCTTGTGTCACTTTGGTGACCATGGGACATCATTGGGACATAATCTGCCAGCTTCTGATTCAGCATTGCGATCTGTTCTGCATTACTGTCAGTCATCCATGCTCCGTATACATTGAATACCATCTGGGCACTTGCATGGCCCATCTGGCTGGCAATGAAGCTTGGGTTTGCTCCGGCAGATAATGACCAGCACGCATAAGTGTGTCGTGACTGGTATGCTTTCCGGTGCCTGATGCCCGCACGCTTAACGGCTGTTTCCCATGAGTCGCCAATAGAATCTACCTTGTAGATAAAACCGACCTGTTTGCTTTTTCTAACCACCTGGGGGTTAAATACGAAAGTACATTCATGATTCACTGAGCGCCCATATTCACGTAGTTGAACCTTGATGTGGTGCTGCTTACCCAGTCTTGTCATTTCAGCCTGATTTTTCAGGACACTGATAGCGGGCTGGATAAGATGCACAACCCTGTTTGTACTTGCTTCAGTTTTAGGTAGAGTGAACTCACTGAGTTTCGTATAATTGCGCCTGATAGTAATAGTTCCTGCTTTCAGATCGATATCTTCCCAGGCCAGGGAGACCAGTTCACCGTGACGCATTCCTGTGTACACAGCCAATGACCACAGGTTTTTCGTCTGCTGATGTCGGCAAGCATCTATCAGGCGAATAAATTCGTCACGAGTTAGCGGATCTGGCTCTGCCCTGGCTCTTTTAAGAGGCTTAATTCCCTGGAAGGGATTTGCTTCTAAGTAACCGTGATCTGCAGCAAACTGAAACATTCCAGCGATAGTTGTCATGTAATAATTTACAGTAACGACGCTCCGTCCTTTTGCTGCTGCTTTGTTTTTCGTTGAATTCTGATACCCGGTCAGTAAATCTTTCCTGATATACAGCAATTCCTCTTTGGTTACCGATGACACCAGTCTGCTGCCTCCAATTTTCGGAACCATCGTTCTTGCAACGGATTCATAGCGATTGAATGCATTTGCAGAGATTTCCATTCGTTTCAGATCCAGCCACTTTTCTTCAAGTTCCTTCACCGTAATTTCTTTTTTACTTACCCCAAAAGCCTGAAGGTTGGGGGAGTCAGGGAACTGTGCAGCATAATCAAAGCTTCCTGTGCGGATGGCAAAACATACCGATGTCCTCAGTTCCCCGGCGATCTTCCTGTTCTTGGCAGTGTCAGGGACACCAAGATTTTCCCTGACACGTTTACCTTTAAAATTAAACCAGATGCGTAATGTGCCGCCGTGGTTTTCGACGCCTGTTGGATATTTGACTTTATCCATTGATACCTCCAGACGCCCAAGAGCGATACGAGCTTACATATTTCATGATATTAAATCACCTGGGTTGTTTGTTTTTCATTGAGGCGACCCAGGCATCTATTGCTTTTCTGTTATACATACATTCACTGGAAGGCTTTGGATTACCGTCTGGTGATACGTGAATATACTCTCTTCCAACCATCCAGCATTCTTTCCGGGCCCGAAGAATTGTGCCTGGTTTGAGCCCGGTAATTGCGATAAGAACGCTTTCACAAACCCATTCATTGGGAGCCAGTTGAATCACATTGCCCATGCATTACCTCACACAACACTCAGCCCACGGCAGTGGCACCACACTTCAAACATTCGTTTCACAATTTCACGACAGTAGAAGCCGTCAACATCTCGCGTCAGGTCATAGCGATTGCCGTAACGCTGGCGCACCCATAGCTCAAACGCTTTATTCATTCTTTACTTCCTTTTCATGGCCCGTAATTTTTTCAGATGAGCTTCCTGCTCTGTTTCTGCCAGAATTTGTCGGTATTCCTGGTGATCAATCCGTTCAAACAGTTCATTGAAATCGTTTATTTTTACTGACTGTGTTCGCCCATCAATTCTTCTGTACAACACAGTGTTGTTTATGCAGCGAATAATTATTACCGGGTAACCGGCACTGTCGGTATACAGTTGTCCCTGATTAATCAAAGCGAACATTTTTTCTCCTGCTCTCTGAATAGTGAGAACTTCAGAGCCGTATGTTTGTAGCGGGTTCAATACTGATAATTTCTGCTGAGATAAGCATCCCGGCAAGCCAGAGTTCTCCGGACAGGTCTTCATCCTGACATATCAGTTCGCCAATATTAATGGTGGCCATGATATCCGTTTCCCCTGTACGCTCATCCTCGACTTCTTCATAAGGCAGTGTTGCGTACAGGCTTTCAATAGCGCAACTGATAACATCGAGTCCGGTCAGGTTGCCACCAACAGTGACTTCGAATGTTTCGCGGTATTCCCATAGCCCGAAAGTTAATCGAATGGTTTGTTTCGCCATGCGTCCGCATGACGTCAGATTTGGGTCATAGTTCATTATTTGCGGTTGAGTATTATGAGTGTTCATCTGCTTTTCCCTTAGCCCGACGGCCTGCCGGGCATATTAAGTTATTTAACCTGGATAAATGGTGTATTGGCACCGCTGGTCATGTATTGCGGCAGCGTGCCGTTCCATTTATTGATGGCTTCCAGCTCCATAACACCGGGGTTCTGACGCAGAGCTTCACCGCGTAAACGAATAGCATCGGCTTCAGCCTGGGCTTTTGTGCGAATCGCATCAGCCTGTCCGGCAGCTTCCGCGCGCAACATGTTGGCTTCCGCTTCGCGCTGTTTTACTTCCTGCTCGCGTTGCAGAGTTTTCTGGTTCGCCGTGACTTTGGCATTAATGCTGTCGATAACAGTAGGCGGGTACTCCGGCTTACCCACATATGAGAGGCTTATTACCTGAATACCGATGGGCGTCATTTCTTCCTGAATGTCTTTAAGAGCTGCATCCAGCAGCTCAGACTTGCCGCCGTCGATAAATTTGTCGGTGGTCATTTTGCTGGCCAGTCGGTTGAGTGCGTCGGCTATCTTCTGGCGCAGGTCGGTGTCGGTAATGTCGTCCACGCCTTTGCGGTAGGTCTGAAAGACTGTGGTAACTTTGGATGGATCAACCTTGTAGGCTACTCCGATGTGGTAACCAATGGTTGTTCCATCGCTCATCTGGAAACTGAATGGATCATCGTAGGTCTTCATCTGCTTAAAGGTCGGGAAGATATAAACTTCAGTGTTCCAGCCTGTCCAGTAGCGACCAACACCGACCACTTCACCGACGCCTTTGTCGTCGCCAAGTTTGTTGACTTTGATGCCCACATTACCAGGCTCAACACGATCACAACCGACAAGGCCAATGGCAGGCAGAACAATGGCTAAAGAAAAAATAATTTTTTTCATCTTTTATCCTTAGTGAAAGAAAGCCCCTTATAAATGGTATAAATACATGGCGGGGTTAGAAACGTCAGTGCAAAGCCAGAAATCACCGCTACCGTATCCTTCATTGATATCAGAAACGGGACGAGCAATCCGTAAATACATGCGATAATTGCCAGTGATATAACTATTCTGAAATAAATGTTCATGGTCCTCCTGCTGTATTCAGCTTGCCTTATTTAATTGCGTCATGGTTAATTTCGTTTACGTCAGAATGGTTTTGTTGCCATCAGTTCGTAATATCCGGCGCTCCATGTGTCATATTTTCTGAACCATTTTTCTGTATACTGTTTCCTGGCGATGAGTCTGCGCAGTCGTCTGATTGTTCGCTGGTGTGCGCGGGTGTACTCTGTGGTTGATTCTCCACGTTTCCATATTTCATTCCCGTTGAAGATAAAACGCTTGTCAGGATGGCGTTGTCGGAATCCTGAACGTTCAAAAGCGCGGGTGGTCATAAAGAATGCCAGGTAACGAATTGCCGTTTTTCGAGTGAGGCATTTTTTTGTTCTTCCGTGATGTGTTACAAAAAATAACGGGCCGACGGGTGTATCATGTTTCTGTAATGCCTGGTCAATGGCGCTGGCGGTGCGGTTGTCGATCATTTCTTTATTTCTCCCGAATAACGTTCATGACTCATTACTTCCCAGTTCCGGCCGTCGTCTTTCGATAACAGCCGCCAGCGACGGTTAACCTTCAGACTGAGATATCCGTTGCGCTGTATCCGATGCGGGAATATACGTCGGCATCTGTACCGCCGCAGGGCCAGCAACGCCTGCTGGTGGACCCACTCAGGAATTCGCGTTGCTGTTAATGTCACTGGTTTCCTCCTGAGCAGGTGCTGTTATCTGATACCCCGCTCTTTCTGCCAGCCATATGAATGTATCCATGCTGGCAATCAGCTCTCCATCGCGGACTTTGCAGACATCTGTTACCTGGCCATTTTCAATTGTCATAACGATCTGCACTTTTTCGTGCACAACAGATACAGGGGATAAATTAGCCATCAGTTAATTCCTCCGCTGATATATTTTTCTTTCGCGTAATCAATAACCTCTTGTAAAAGGTTGTCTATAATTAACTTTCCGGTTTCAGCCTGGTATTCAGTATGTTGATTAATCCCGATGGCATTCTGGTATGCAGTTCGGAATTCTGTTTCACCCTCCACTCGACCCAATTCACCACGGGTAATGTCTTCAAAGCGCAACAGCAACTGGTTTATAAACTGTTCTGTTATTTCTATGGTCGTAATGTTCCCATCCAGAAGGTCAACAATAAGCAGATCACCACCTGTTTTACGTTTTATTCGATGGAGTGCTGCAACAGCTATACGGCGACGATATGTATTAATGGGGTCATGTGTCATTTGTTATTTCCCGTATGCTTTACGCAGAAATAAGCAGGCAATATGCATGTAATTTTCACCGTATTGTGCAATAAGACAGGCGGTCTTGTGTGATGCCATATTCTTTATAAAAGTCATAATAAAGCCTCCTGTGGATTAAGATTGTAACAATCCCCGGCGATAAAACCGCAATAAACGTTCAGAGCATATTTGTTGTTATTGAGCTAATTCTTTTTCGGCAGCAGTTTTTGCATACTCACATGCAAAATTCAGAATTTCGCTGCCGAGTGTTTTCGTTTCGTGATTACTGGACATATGTAATACCTGTGTTGCATGCAATAAATGATAAACATTTACCGCAAATGAATCAGGCTCCAGACAAATGCCTTCGTAATTATCTTGCTGTGAGGTTGTTTCTGTCATTACTTCTGAAGTGCATGCGAGCCTGTTTTTGACAATTCTCTTTCCTCTAATCACTATATCGGCAACATCTATTGCCTTTACAACCTCCGGGAGAAGTTCCGGGTTTGTATAATCAAAGTCATCAACATGGAGAACAGTTATGTTTTCGAACTTTTTCATGGCTTCCTCAGCTGACTTATATGTTCTGCTATATAGCGAGTCTCAGAAGTGTTTTCATATTGAGACTGTTTCCGCAATGATTGATAAAAATGTTCGCATGTACCTTGAAGGGCGAAGCGGCGATTATGTCACCATTGGTATTGGTTCTTCCGCAGAAGAGCTTCGCGAGATAAGGGGCAAACTTGTTGAGATGCGTCATGGTGTTGCTGCTCCTCACTTTTTGGTTGCTCCGGAGGAGTAACCTCACCAGTTAACAGCCACATCGGATCGCAGCCAAGAATATTTGCCAGTGGGATAAGCATACTGATAGTTGGTTCATACTCTCCGCTCTCCCACTGGATGATAATTTCTTCATCGAGATCGAGCAGCCTGGCGAGTTCGGCGGTTGTTAAGCCGCAGGCTTCGCGTTGGGTGCGAAGGTTAACCAGCCAGCTTTCAGGGAAGGATTGTTTTTGTTGCGCAGGAGAAGCAGCAGATAGAGCATATTCATGGATAAATTCCATTACCTCAATGCCCAGTTCCTTTGAGCGAGCACAATCCAGAAGATGGAATGTGCGTACAGCACTTAGCAAATTTGCAATATTTAATGCAAAGGAATCAAGTTCTAAGCCCTTAAGCGTAACACAGCCGCAGTTGATAAAATTAGTTGTTTCTGGAGTTGCTTTTAGTGTCTTCATATATCCACCAACAATTTTAAATTGAATCAAATCAAGTTATAATTGATGGTGCGATATTATGTTTTGGGAAATAGCCTGTCAAGAAAAAATTGATATCGTATATTTCAGGCAGAAAAAAAACGGGCAAAGCCCGTTAAAATCAAAGACTAACCAAATCTGTTTATGTTGAATGGTACTGATGAGATCACTTTAGACTGGATATAAAGCAGAGCTAACCCCTCTTTTTCGATGCTCCATGGTTGATAATTGGGGTTATCAGATAACACCATGATTTTGCTTCCAATTTTTTGAAGCCTTTTCACGTAGCATTCTCCATCAAAACAAAATGCATAAATACCATCGCCATCAAAATAAGTTACTGTCTTATCAAGAAAAAGAAGGTCGCCAGGTGAGATTGTGGGAGCCATACTGTCTCCTCTGGCGTTACCTATTTCTATATTTTTGAATGCCCGATTTCCAACAAGACGTCGGGCATATTCAGGATCAAGTTCTATTGAGCGCACTACATCTATCAAGTCACCACGGACATGAGTTCCATCACCGCAACTAAACTCAACATCAAGGACATTAAACACGACGCTATCTGTTCTTGTCTGGTGTTTCTCTTGCGAGGAAAAGGTTGGTGAGGAGTCTTCACCTAAGAACCAGGATTGTGGATAACCGCTAATCTCTGATAAATGCGCGAGCTTATCACTCCGTGGAAATGTTTTTCCTGTTGTCCAGTACTGCACTGATTGCGCACTCACACCTAACTTGCGGGCCAGTTGAGCCTGAGTCCATCCTTTTGCTTTCAGCATCGCGGCTATTCGATTTTCCGTGTTTTTGACGTTTTTCATGACCAAATCCTGTGGGTTTCTTTACAAGGATAAATCTTTACTTGATTTTAGTGTATTCGATCCTTTTGTAACTTGCATGTTAATTTAAACTTGATGTATTCTTGATTTATAAAGTTAATATTGGTGCTTTGTTATGGAAGGAAATGATTACGACAAACTTCGTGCATTAATTGCGCAAAATGCCATAGCGCGAAATCTTGGTGTGACGCCGCAAGCGGTGAATCAGTGGTTTTCAAAAAGCACAATTCCTGCTCGTTTCGTTTTACGAGTATGTGAAGTAGTTGCATGGAAGGTTACGCCTCATGGCTTAAGGCCAGATCTTTATCCTCACCCTGAAGATGGAATTCCTAACTTGTTACGCAAAAGCCTAAATCCAAGTTCACCACACAGAGCGGATGGAATACACGCAGGAGATAAACAATGAACACCGCAATTTTTAACGGCAAAGCATCCATGACCAGCGTTGAGATCGCAGAGCTGGTGGGAAGCCGACCAGATAGTGTTAAGAGAACTATTGAAACACTGGCTAAAAAGGGAATCATCCAATTTCCACAGACTGTGGAAATTGAGAATAAACAATCACTTGGGCCTCGCCGATTTTCTAGCGCGTATGTATTCGAAGGTGAACGAGGTAAGCGCGACAGCATCATTGTCGTCGCACAGCTCTGTCCTGAATTCACAGCTCGCCTGGTAGATCGCTGGCGCGAACTGGAAGAACAGATCCGTAAGCCAATGAGCGAAATCGAAATGGTTGCCGCGATGGCTCTTGAAGCCGTTCGCCAACAGAAACGGATCACTCAGGTGGAAGAAAAAGTCAGCCACGTTGCTGAAACAGTCGAGCAAATTAAAAAGGGCACTATTCGTGAGGGCTATGCCGGATATCGCCAACTGAAAGCAAAAACCGGTTTGTCAGATGATAAATGCCGCAATCTGGTGAACGCCTATCAGATTCCTACAGACACCCATGAGTTCATGACGCCGGACGGATTGTTGTCACGTCGCGCAATTGTTGCTGTGGAACCGTTTATGGCTGCTTTTTATCGGGTTATGGAGGAAGCAGAACCGCGAGGGACTCGCTGGTATCACCCGAAAATGGGGTTATTTCAGGTTATTGGTTGGCAGCGGTGAAAAAAAAGCCGGGAGTAACCCGGCTCACTCAACATCAATAACGGGGAGCTGTTTCGCATAAAACGGTTCCGAAACATCCAAGAACAGTTCTAAAGATATCAGCAGCTATATGATCATTTCAAGACCAAATATTGATTCTGCAATTTCGGGACGTTACACTGTCTCCGCACCTTATAAAGCGGGTGCCGGGGGTCGCAGCCCGGAATTGCATACGGCGATATACGACGCGCCAGCGTCTTTTTTATCGTCCGCGCTCACGCACGCCAGAATTATGGTGGGCTGGGCAGGGGAGCCGAAAGGCTCGCCGGTTTCCGTATGCGCCGGTACTGCGAACCCTGTTCAGTCTGCCACCAGTGAGTTTCGCAGCTCCGGTGGTGGAAGTTATCCATTGCATACGGAGGCTGCCATCATGGCTACAGTCCCAACTTCCCCATACCTGAAAATTGAAGTTGTCAACGGCAAGGCCGTTATTTTCTCCCTGCATGTTGCCTGCCACTTCAAGCGCATGCATCAGAATATCGTCGACAAAATCGAGTATCTGAACTGCTCGCGTGAATTCTTCTCCCGTAATTTCATACCGGGTACTTACCACGTGTATGGCGATTCCCTGCGTGGTTATTACATCACCCTTGATGGCCTGATGATGCTTCAGCTTGGGTTAAGTCTGCGCACAATGCGGTACTACGAGAGCTGCATTGAAGCATTCCATGAGGCAGAGAACAGCCTGAATCTTACCGCTTTCTGCTGTAATCAATGGGAGGTTCGCCCATGATTAGTTACGAAATCATCATCTCCACTACGGAATACAGAAACGATGTATCAGTTCGCACGGATGTATCTGTCTGGCACCGTCGCTATAAATCCAGAAAAACAGCGGAACTGAAAGCGGCAGAGATGTGTGAAACCATCTCAATGAAAGGTAGCCCGGTTAAATACGTAACTACGGCGGAGGTGCGTCCATGATCCGCCACATCGTTAATTCCCTGTATCACCGATACAACCGTTGCCCCCGTGTGGGGCAGTGGTTCGCCACCAGCAACGGTCACGTTCTGCGGGTTTGCCTAGTCAACGCTGAAAGCCAGAAAGTCGTGTGCGAACTACAGGGGCGTAGCTACACCATCAGTTACCCTCTGGCGGTATTTCTGTCTGGAAAAATGTTTAAGCGTCTGGGAGGTGTGGCGTGAACTGTTTTCAGTTTGTGTGCGGATGTGCTTTCGATAACCCGATTCAGCGCCTGATTATGTTGCGTGTTTTGATGTCGGGTTCTTCAGACGGTGAAGGCGAGAGAGTTATTGATCATCAGGTGCTTGCTGATTTCTGCTGTTGTTCTAAGCAAGCGATATTCAGGGAAACCCTGGCACTGGAAAGAGCTGGTTATCTTCATATCCGAAAAATTGCAACGCTTACTATTGATGCAAAAGCCAGACTACAACCTGCGCGTGGCTACACAATTCTCATGCCGCGGAAGGAGGTTGTATGAGCCGTTACGCCCCCACACCGGAAGTTATGGCTATTGGTCAAATTAATATTTCCGGCAATGTTACACCTGCGAACTGGTGGAAATATATTCGACTACCCAGTGGGCGTCCGGATGCGACGGCTATCGCTCTGCTTTCAGAGATCGTTTACTGGTACCGCCCGACAGAGGTCAGGGATGAGCACACCGGAGCGTTGCTGGGATATCGCAAGCGTTTTCAGGGCGACAAACTGCAAAGAAGCTACCAGGCGTTTGCTGAGCAGTTTGGTTTCGGGAAAAGGGAAACCGCAGATGCGCTGAAGCGTCTGCGCGATGCAGGGTTTATTACTCTGGATTTACGCACGGTGGAAATGCTCGATGGGGTGAAATGCAGCAATATTTTGTTTGTCGGAATCAACCCACAGGCAATTGCGGCCATCACCACACCTTCTTCTGTTTCGCCAGAAAGTAACAGCAATAATGCAATCAGCGATACAGCTATTACGTTAAAACGGAACACCCCCCGACGTCATAACGGAACAGGGGATACGCCGAATGTTGATACAAATACAGAGATTACTACAGAGATTACAACGGAGACTAAAAACACTATTGATGCATCCGCTGACGCGTCTGCGCCAGCGCGTTCTGCCCGACAGGAATATTCACCGGAATTTGAACAGGCCTGGCAGGAATATCCCAAACGTGCTGGTGGCAATTCCAAGTCAGCAGCCTTCAAAGCCTGGAAAGCCCGTATCAGGGAGGGAATAAAACCGGAGACCATGCTTGATGGCGTGAAGCGGTATGCCGCCTGGGTACGTGCTACAGGAAATACCGGCACACAGTTCGTGAAGCAGGCTGCGACGTTCTTTGGACCCGATCGTCACTTCGAAGATTACTGGCAACAGCCAGCCGCTCACGGAGGTGGGCGACAGCGACAGGTCGATGTCCTGGCTGGCCTGGGAGCCATGTCTGACAAATACGGTAAATCCAGTAACAAATTGACATTCTGAGGTGACAGCGATGATGACGATTGACCAACGTGAGAAACAAACAAGACTACAGGCACGAATGGATGAGTTACGGGCAGAGATTGCATTTGCTCAGAATGGCGAAAAGCCATGGCCTTACCGTGCCTGTCGGGAATCTGAAGGAGTTGGATGCTGCGAAAAACACGGTAAATATCGTACGCATATACTGGTGTGGGATGATCGGCAGGGAGGCGCTGCCTCAAAAATTTCCCGCTGTCCGGAGTGTCTGGTGGATGAAATGGATGTGACACATCGGACTCTGGTTGCAATGAAAGCTGATGTGCTGATTGAGAATGCTGGTGTTGCCTGTAGGTTTCGCGACTGTGAGTTTGAAAACTATCAGGAGATTAACTCTGATGCAGCCAGAAATCTTGCTGCCTGCCGCCGCTATGCGGAGAGCTGGGAGGATGTTCTGGCTAACGGTACCAGTCTTGTTCTGACAGGCAGTTGTGGTACTGGAAAAAATCATCTGGCTGTGGCTATGGCAAAACACATCATCCGTAACCATCTGGCTAGTGTGGAGATTACTGATGTGATGCGCCTTACCCGTGCTGTGAAAAACTGCTGGCGAAATGACAGCGAAAAAACAGCGGATGAAGTTATTGAGCATTATGCGTCAATGGATTTGCTGATCATCGACGAAGTCGGCGTTCAGTTTGGCAGCGCGGCTGAAATGGCTATTTTGCAGGAAATTATCAATGCCCGGTACGAAAGCATCCTGCCCACCATCCTGATCAGCAACCTTTCACCGGAAGAGTTGTGGGCATTCATCAGCCCCCGCATTGCCGACAGGATCACAGACGGGGGACGCAACTGGTTGTCGTTTAACTGGCCCAGCTATCGTTCTCGTATCAGAGGTGTGGCTGCATGACTTCTCCTGTCTGGCGTAACGATGACCTGGAAGGCGCTGTCATTGGCGCGTTTTTTCTGCGAGGGGCAGATCATGAAGTGATGGATATTCTGGCCACACTACCGGCGGACGTTTTTTCTGTACGAGCGTATCGGGATATCTACACAGGCATCTGCAGACAGGCCCGTGTTTCAGGTGCGATTGATCCTGTGCTGCTGTGCAATGATATGCCGGAACTTGCCCCGGTGATTACTGATACCGGGCGCAAAACCTGGGTGAAATCGTCACTGGAGCACTATGTTGCAGCGCTGCGGCGCAATGCCGCATTGCGTGATGCAGAAAAAACACTGAATGAGGCGCTGCAGAAATTACGTGATGCGCATACCTGTGAAGCAGCTGAAGATGCTCTGAAGGATGCTCAAAACATGATGGCCTCATTGTCGACGGAAAAGGGCGTTATTCAGCCGGTACATATTGATGATGTGCTTCCGGAAGTGGTTGAACGTGTTGAATGCCGGAATCAGGGACTGGAGAAATCCAGGACGTTGATGACCGGTATTGATGAACTGGACGCAAAAACAGGCGGCATGGAGCCCGGCGACCTGGTATTTATTGCGGCTCGTCCGTCAATGGGCAAAACCGAACTGGCGCTGGACATCATCGACAAGGTGACTGAGCAGGGGCATGGCGTGCTTCTGTTCACCATGGAGATGGCGAACATCCAGATTGGTGAACGTATGGTGTCTGCTGCCGGTGGAATGCCGGTATCCCGTCTTAAGTCTGTTGCCCGTTTTGAAGACGAAGACTGGGCACGCTTCTCACAGGGTGTGGGACGAATGACGGGGCGTAATATCTGGATGGTGGACCAGGCAAACCTGACCATTGATGAGATATGTGCAACCACGAAGCACCACCGGATGAAACATCCGGAAACGGCGCTGGTGGTGGTCGATTACCTCGGCCTGATTAAAACCCGCAGCACGGGGCGTCACGACCTTGCGGTGGGGGAAATCTCAAAGGGACTTAAAAGCCTGGCAAAATCCGGCGGTTTTCCGCTGATTGCTCTGAGCCAGCTCTCCCGCGGCGTGGAATCCAGACCCAATAAACGCCCCATGAACTCGGACCTGAAAAACTCCGGGGAAATCGAGGCGGATGCCGACATCATTCTGATGCTTTACAGGGATGAGGTATACAACCCGGAAACGCAGGCCGGAGGCATAGCAGAAATCAACATCACGAAACAGCGTAATGGCACGCTCGGGACCATTTACCGGCGTTTTCATAACGGACATTTTCTGCCAGTGGACCAGGAGAGTGCCCGGGTTCTTTCCACACCCATGACGCCGGGCAATCCGCGCAGATACAGCAATAACCGCATGTCGGGCAGTAAAACGGAGCGTTTATTTTGAATAACAGAACAACCACTGTTTCACCGGAACAACTTCGTCGGCAGGCGCAGGAGATGCTTCGTTGTGCTGAACAGATGGAAAAAACGAGCGTGGCAAAGGATACGCTCCGCAAGCAGCTTACTCCGGCGCTGCGTGATCTGCTGCTGGCAAAACACCGCACACAAAAGGCGGTGGATGAGCTGGTGGATTGCGTGGCGGAACTGGAAGGCCAGGTAAGCCAGTTTGAAATACTGGTGAAGGAGTTTACTGCGTGA